CGGATTATGCCGGGAACGGGACGTTCCATTAAAGGTGCCGCCATTGCGGGACGCGAATGGGGGAAACGTATCAAGGATGCGGATTCTTTAAAGTTGTCGTCGTTGAGGGAGGCTGCACAGCGTCCTGCTGCCGGCAAGGGTTCGTATGAAGAAACTATGGGTGGGTTGACCGGATTTTTTCGTCAGCACATGGACCCGGACAAAGGATTGTCAAGTCAGTTGTTGACTTCTGGTGACCCGGATCAGATTGCGCGGGCGGCAAGCATTGAGAACGCGAAACGGATTGCTTTGGGGCAAGAAACATTGCTGCGGGCTGTTATTAGTCGTGGCGTTGGGCGTGCAATGAAGGGTAAGGGACCGAACAGGGCGTTGGGTGGTCTAAACTTTAACGCGGTGACAGATTTTGCTGAGGCAGTTTCCGCACGCGACATTTTGCAAATGTCTGATAACGGTTCCCGAATTGTTGGCATCAACCGTGAAAACGAATGGTTTAAGAACCTGCCGGAAGAAGTACGCAACCTGTCGGATAAGCGATTGTTGAATGCTGCGCAGGCTTTTCTGCCCATGATTCAAGACATGACTCGTAGCGTAACAACCAAGGGTGATTTGCAGGATTTGGTTGCATCTGTTGCATCTAGGGAAGGGCAGGGGTTCTTTCCTCGCCGGATGAACGATTTCGGCAAGGACTTGTTTGGGATCAAAACGCATGACTTTGATGAAGTGTTTGAACCGTTCGGGTTTACTGTTGCACAGTCGTCGCAGAAGCGACGGTTCACGGTCGGTAACGAAATTGTTTTGCCTGCGAAGGCAGCAAATTTGGCAGGCAAAAAGAATCGTGCTGTGCAGGGCAGCGGCAAGAATAGTCGAAGCAGAGTTTTAGGCAACGCTGACGGTACACCGTTTGTGCCTCAACGGCCATCTGAAGTCGGCAAGAGTGTCCGCAAGCAGATTGACGACGCGGCGAAGGAAGCGTTCGGGGAAAGCCTTTACGACGCCGACATTGATTCAGTGTTACGCAGTTACGCTGGCGGCATGGGTCGCAATGTGGCGATGAACACGTTTGGTAGGCAAATGGTGGACATGGGGATGCCTATGGCTGATTTGCCTGAAGAGGTGCTGGACATTGTACGTCATGTCGCTAACGGGTCTTATGACAGGTCGGTGGGTAAACTTGGTAAGCAGAAACTTAATGCTGCTGCTAGGCAGACAGATGAGTTGAGGAAAACGATTTTTGCGGAGCGTGTCGCCGTGGGGGCCGAGGTTGAAGACTTGGCTCAAGCAGTTGAAGACGCAGGTGTCCCTGCCGTTAGGCAAAGACTTAGCGGTGCTGCTGGGGAAGCGGACACGTTGGGCAAAATGGGTGGAGGGGTGGGACGGTTCAAAGATCCCGCTATTCGTGCGTCTGCCCCGGAACTAAAAACGAACATTGAAACAGGTGGCCGTCTTTATCAAAATGCGTTGGATACGTTTGTTGAGGTTTTGGAAATATCTGACGAGTTGCAACGAATCGGAGTGGCTGCAACCCAGTTGGGGGACAAAGGGGTGCGTGGTGCCGATAAAAGAGTTACTGATTTGACGGAACGGGCATTCGGTGCCGCTACCCGTCTGCAACAGTTGGAACGGGAACTTTTGGGAGTCAACGCTCCCCTGTTTAATGACGTAACCGGTAAGGTTACTGCGGTGTGGGCGGCTGGTGCCACACGCGCTACCGGAAAGAATGTTGCCCGAATGGAAGGTCTTGTCGAAGGGTATAACACGATTTTGTCCACAGTAATGGACAGCATCAACAATTTGACAGGCGAGTCTGGTGCGGCACGTTTGGTTAACGCTAAAATTGGCGAAATTATGGGGCAAGACAAGACGGTCACACAGTTGCATCAAGTGTTGGAGGTGTTGGACCCGAAGGGTGCAAGGAGTGCTGCTCAGAGTGCCGGATTGCCCAGTAAGCCTCCTCCGGCAACAGGGCCGATTAAGAAATGGGGTGACGATGTTGCTGACTGGTTTGAAATTGATCGTGATGTCGGGCATCAAAACTTTATTGCTCCGGGTGTAACAGATAGTGTTTCGCCGGAACAAATGAACAATTTGGTGAGACAGTTGGAGGCGAGTTCTGCCGCTGTTGAACAGGAGGGGCGTTTGCAGTCGCTTCTGCATGGACCTTCTCGAAAGGACCGTGAAAGGGTTATTACATCGTTGTTGGCTGATCCGTCGAAAGATGGGGCAGCCTATTTTCGGGCTGCGCAGGGGTTTACGGAGGATGCTACCGCATTGTTTGATGAGGCGACTCGGGCACGCCAAAGCGTTGATGCTTTGGAAGCGGAGGGCAACAAGTTGGGGATACCTAACGATGTGTATAAGCGGAGGCTTGAAGAGGCTAAGGGTGCAGCGTTTGCTGCTGAACTTGAGGCGGAGTCTGCGATGCGTGAGGCGCAGGAAATATTGCAGGTGTCGAAGGCGGGCCGTGAGGCTGTTGCTGCTGTTGAGGCGGGTCGGCTTTCCGGTCTTGGCGAAGCGTCGCTGCCGAAGCGGCTCCCCCACGAACCGCCGTCACCTACTGAGATAAGAATGGAAAAGATTGCAGAGATGGCGGAGGTTGCTCCCGGTGGTTTCGGAGGGAAACGCTATTCGTGGCAAACTCAACTAACTGAAGATGTGGTCGATGGTTGGATCGACTTGACAAAGGACGGGTTGGCAAACTGGGGGCCGTGGCGTATGGCGTCAGGCAATGTCGAACTGAACGAAAGCATGGCTGCGGCAGCGGAAGCATTCCAACGCATCAACGATGTCAAGGAAGTCAAAGGGTTTCTGCAAACATACGACCGTATGTTGAACTGGATGAAGGCCGGGATGATCGCTACACCCGGTTTCGTGTACCGTAACCTGTTCGGGGCAGTGTTCAACGCTTGGATGGATGGTGTGAACCCGGTTGAAATGTATCGGGCGGCAGCGATCACAAACGAAATTAGTATCAGGGCACGTAAACAGAATCGTTCAGTTTTGCAGGTAGCGGAGGAACTGGCTCAAAGCAAGGACGGGTTGCGTGTCCAAAACTTGATGACGGCAGGACCGACACTTAAACGCAGCAAGGCCGGTGACGCAATAGGGGCCGCAGAGAAGACGGTGGTTCCGAAGGGGTTTGTGAATGTGAGCCAAGCAGAGTTGCAGGCGTACACAGATTTGTTGAAGGCCGGGGTTCGTGGTGGTGGTCAGGCTACACGGTCTGTGCGTCCCGGTGCCAAGGTCGGGTTGGCTGACGCTTCCGGGCCTGACATTTGGATTGGGACAAAAAATTTGGCAACAACTGTTGCTGGGGCGTGGCGGTCAGATTTTTGGATGTACCGTGGTATCCGTTCCGCCAACACACAGGTAGAGGACGTTATACGTATAGGTGTCGGTTTGGACACGTTGCAGCGTGGCGGCGATATTGGTGAGGCGTTGTCGCGGATTGCGAAAACCCAGTTTGACTATTCGGAATTGACTGGCGGTGAACGCCGGGTGGCGCAAAGAGTCATCCCGTTCTATACTTGGACTCGGAAGAATCTTCCATATCAGTTGGAAAAGTTTGCCACTGAGCCTGAACGATACAATCGCCTGTTGGCGATCAAACGCAATCTTGAATATGGGCATGAGGATGAGGGATGGGTGCCGGACTGGTTTACGAAGCCGTTCGGTATCAGACTTCCGTGGCAACATTCGGGTGCCCGCATCTATTCGGTTCCCGATTTGCCGTTCCAAGACTTGCTACGATATGACCCGTTTAGGCACAAGGATTTCGGGAAGGGCATATCGACAGCACTTGATGAGGTCGGCTGGCAAGTCTCCCCGTTAATCAAAACCCCCATTGAATACAAGTTTCAGCGTAAAGTTTCTGGGGTTCCGTTGTCGGGGGAGTTGAACCCGGCACCGCAACTGTTTGACATACCGGGGTTGAGGAATGCGTTGAAGGCTGTCGGATTGGCCCATACGGATGAGCGGACAGGCGAGTTGATGATGCGTGACCATCATGTCTATATGGTGACAAACATGGTTCCGTTGCTGTCTCGAAGTAGACGGCTGATCCCCGGCGAGGAGCGATCTCAGCAACGTTTTTGGGAAGCGATGATGTCTACTTTTGGTGGACTCAACGTGCAGCGACAGTCGAAGGGTGTGCAGGAACGTTGGCGAAGCCATCTCAGTTATTTGATGGACGAGTAACCGTAGGCGACGGGACAGCACGGGTTTAGTTATATGGAACACATCTCACGCACCCAATGGGGTGCCACTGAACCGAAGAGGGCGTTTACGCCACTGGCTCCTGCCCGAATCAAGGGTGTTGTGGTGCATCATGGCGGTGTGCCGAATCCTCCGTCGGGGGTTTCGGCAGTGATTGCCTATGAACGGCACCATATTGAGACTCGTGGCTGGCTCGGTATCGCTTACAACTGGCTGGTTGATGAGCAGGGAATCATTTATGAGGGGCGTGGATGGTTCCGTGGTGGTGCCACGAAGGGCTGGAACAGTCGCAGTGTGTCTGTGTGTTACACAGGGTTTGGTGAGTTTGAGCCGTCGGTTAAGACGAAGGAATCTATTAAGCGTGTTATTGTCGAAACGCAGAACCGTTACGGTGACGGTTTGTGGTTGAAGACGCACCGTCAGTTTAAGAAGACAACGTGCCCCGGTGAGTGGCTTGGCGATTGGGTAGAAAGCGGCCTTGATGTGCCTCACAATCCATCTAGTATTGATTGGGACGCCATTGGTCGTTATATTCACGACATTAAACAGCAAGTCGCCAAGAGGCCGTTGTCTTACCGTCGGCGGAGTCGGGGTGAGCCTGTCAGGCTTGTGCAAAAAATGTTGTTGAGCCGAGGGTTTGATCCCGGCCCCGCTGATGGTGCCTTTGGACGTAAGACTGCTGCGGCGGTGAAGGCGTTTCAGAGGGCGCAGGGCATGTTGAAGGTTGATGGTGTGGTGGGCGTGTCCACGTTTACTGCTTTGTTTATTCAGTAAGGAGATAGTTATGCCGAAGGGCAAAGGTTATGGAACGTATGAGGACACGTTTGGGTCCCCAGATGATCAGCCATATGATTCGTCGTCTAGCGACAATTCGTATGATATGTCGGTGAGGGCGAAGAAGGATGCTGCGTATTTGCGTAACACTAAGTTGGGGAACGCCAATCATGGCGGTCGCCCGTTCGGAAAGTAGGCGCTATGACAGCATCACGTAGACTCAGGCAACTTTCCAAAATCCGAAAGAGCGGGAGCGCCGCTGATCGCAAAACGGCCAATCGGGAACGCAAGATGCTCCTGCGAGGAGAGATCGGATCTTGGGCGGGGGCCACCTCGAAGGGGGACCAGCGTCGCAAGGAACGCGCCAAAATCGCACAGCACCGAAAGCGTCAAAGAGAAGATAGGAGGAATGTAGCACATGGGTAAGAACCTGTTTACAACCCCCAAGTTGGTCAAGACCGACACGGTGCTAGTCACCACATTTGAGAGCGGGTCGATCTTTCAACCTCCCGACAGCGCCACCCAAGAGAAGGCAATGGCCCGCGCTCCGTATGGAACGGGCCGCTAGGTGCTGTTCGACTGATGGCGGGTAAGAAGCGGCGTCCGAAGCCTCGGTATTGATATGCCGTTGAAGCGTGGCAGCAACTCTGCTGCTATTTCTAAAAATATTCAAGAACTTGTTTCCAAGGGATACCCGAAGGAACAAGCGTCTGCCATCGCATACGAGTATGCGCGGGAGACAAGGCGCAAGGGGAGGAAAAAGTAAATGGATTATCGTGACGTTGTAGAACGGGCGCTGTGGACAGCGGCCCAGTCGTTTCTAGCGGTACTGGTTGTTGCAGATGTGTCGTCGCTGAAGGCGGCGTCTATCGCAGGGGCAGGTGCCGGTATCAGTGTTTTGAAGACTGCTGTTGCACAGCGTGTAAGCAAGTAACAAATGGATCATTTGGAAGAGTCGTGGGAGATGTTTATGGAACATCAGGGCCACGCTATCGCTACAGAAATTTATAGCAACTTGCGTGAAACATCGCATTTGTTTGATGTTGACGATGGGACTCATGCCAAATGGTCGGATGAGGAAAGGCTCGGTTTCCTACTTGTCTTTGACGCTGAGGAAGCAGACGCTATCCTTGCCGCATTCTATGCGGGTATGGATGGGTTGAATGATGCGCAGCGGGCGTTCGCTCAGTGGATCGCATCGTTGATGCGCCTGTTGGGGGAGTGCATGAGCAATCACCCGGACGAAGAAATATAGTCCTGAACGCTTTCGTTTAAACTCAAGTGCAACATAAGTTGTTGCTTTAGCCTGTCGCGTCTACGCGCCAGTGTCGTTTTGGGGACACCGATCACGTTCCCTGTTTTACGCAGCGACAGTCCTTCAATGAGTAGGCGTTCCATGATCCATCGGTCCTCGTCGTCTAACGAGTCGAAGGCGTCCGCTAACGCTTCCTTCAGGTCTGCTGTTTCTTCAAGGGTTAGTATCGGGGTTGATGACGCATTGGGTGCTTCGGTCATCATTTGTTCGAGTACCGTTTTGGGTCGTGGACCCCAAACGCCGCCTTGACCGTTGGCCCTGTAATCTAGTTCCTGTGCCGTGAGGGCACGTTCTCGTTTTTTGCTCACTTTTTAACCAAGCGTTCAGGCCATGTATGTTCATGGCGTTTCCTTTATGGTTGCTTGGTTGCAGTATGTGGTTACACATTTCAGGTAGTCTTCTTTGATGACTCTCGTGTTTTGTGAATCATACCCGGAAGGCTCACCTAGATTCCACGCTTCGTCGTGGTCGATCCATCCTAGCATCTCTACGGCACGTAGTTCGGGCATTGCGGGACGAACAATAAACAGGATGAGTCCTTTATCGAGTTGTCTGCGTCTGACAGCCCCGTTGCGACTACTGCGTACCCGTCTGACTTCAATGTTGTGCCCTACGTCGGGTCGGCCTTTGTTTTCTTCGTGCCGGTTGCCGGGCCATACGTGACCTGACCAGTATTGGTTGGTGACACGGGCCACAGCGAGTTCACCTACACAGGCAGCGACCTGTGCGGTGCGGTCGTCTTCCATCCGGTTTCGGTCATAGTGATTGGCGTCACTTTTTTCCCAGTTTTCTATGTACCGTCTGGTTCCAACGTGGGATGCCCACTCGTATTCCCACGATTCGAGGTCAACTGTTATCAATTTCGTCTACCTTTACTGCGGTGATGCGCACGACCTGTCCGTCATCGTCCCATGCTACACCATTGAGGGCATCCAAGGTGAGTTTCACATAATTATCTAGGTCACCACGGAGAGTGGTTGCGTTGTGTGGGGATTCCACTACATGAATTATTGTTTGTGTCGGGGTGTAAACGAGGTAGACTTCTACGGGGCACTCGAAAGGTTTGCCACCTCCTTGAGCCCACAAAAACCCGATTGCTTTTTCTTCATCGGTGGTTGACTTGGGTGTAAATACTTTCCCGCTTTTGGTGTGCCGGGGGCGCGCTTTCGCTTTTGGTTTCCGATCAACCGTTACCGTTTTGGATCTCATCAAGGCGTCTATACTTTCTCTTGGCGAATTCTTGCAACGGCGGACTCTACGAGTCCACGTAACCGTGTTTCACCGTCGGGGCGTTTAGTGAATTTGCCACCCCAGTCTTTGTCGGCGGAAATAATTTCAGACAGTACTTCTGCTGGTTCGTGTTTTTGGCGAACCATCAGGCACGCTAGGTGGTAGAGGGTTCCTGAACGGTCACCGTCTGGTTTGCCCGGTTTGGCCTGTGGGCCTTCTCTGCGAACAATCCCTGCTGGTCCTGTCAGGTAGGTGGGTGTTTGGGACGAGCGTTCAAAGTCGATTCGATCTATGTGCTGTTTGACTGGGGCACGATACAGTTCCCGTACCTGTTCCCACAGGTGGGTGTCGATACGTGTCGCATGTGCCCGTTCAACAAATTCTTGAAGCGGTAGGATGATGGGGGAATCGAATGTTCCTTCTACTACGACGTTGCGGGGCGATACTATACCGGCTCCGTATGGGTAGGGGAGTCTGACTCCGTTGCCTATCCCTTTGCCCGTGAGGGTGACTTGTTTCGGGTTGACTTCCTGTGTGGGTGCGGCAACGATGTTGCAGGCACCCATGAGTCCGTGACGTATCTCGGTGGCTCCCATCATGTCTGAAAAAAATACCCACAAATGGTAGCCTTTGGATCGGGAGCGTTCTATCCATGACGGTACGTTTAGTTGTGTGAGCACCCGTTGCGTGTTTTGGGCGTGTATCCATGAGTCGGTGTCGCCTTGGTCCCAGTCCACGCATCCCCACCACACACAGTGCGCCGTAGAGCCCCCCTGAGGCTCTTCGAGGGCAAATACGGGGTACACCCCTATGGCAGCGTCTGCGACGCTCAGGTGGGCCTGTACGGCGTTCTGGAAGGATGCACCGGATGCCGGGTAGTATCCGCCGGTCGGGTTTTCCCACGGACGGAACCCGTGTTCATTGTCACGGGCAATACTGTTGCCTCTGAACAGGTCAGCGAACTGTTGAACCAACACTGGATCAGGCATCGGGGATCAAATCCTCAAAGTAGGTGTGGATCAGTCCACACTCAGGGTTCAAATAATAGGTTTGGTCGATGAGTCTCGCAGTGCGCTTGTTTTTGCAAAGATTTACGTTGATGGAGTTGGCATGGTATTCCTTCTCGAAATGGGACAGGTTTTGTGCATCGCGTCGCCGGTATACTTCCAGCACAAAGATTGCTTCCTGTTCCCCACCGTATCGTCCAGCATAAATGCCGGCTGCTCTGCCGGGTTCGCCTGCTCCACGCCCTGACTGATGCACTAACCCGATGGGGACACGTTGTTCCTTTGCCCAACGTTTCACAGCCTGCGCCTTCGATGTCACTCCGGTTGCGTCTGATTCTCCACCGGGCAATAGTTCCAAATAGTCGATGTAGCAGAATGATGGCTCGCATCCCCACCATTGCCGTGCTTCGTCCATGACTTTCGTCATTTCCTGTAGGTGCATCGACTGGTCCACTATTGCTACGTTGGCGAGTTCTTCCTTCGCAACAGTTTCCAAGTCTTTCATCACGGCCTTGTCGCCGTTCTTAATGGATTCTTCAATTTCGGTGGAGGACTTGCCACGCAGCAGACAGTACAGTTTCATTACAACAAGTTCACGGGGTTCATCAAACGAGAAGATGACAACCCGTGCTTCAGGATTGTTGACAAGGTTCCAGACGATTCCGTTGAGCAACAGTTGAGACTTGCCGGTGTGGCTACGTCCCAACACGAGCAGCACTTCGCCTCGGCCAACGCCACGGGTGGCGATGTCCAATTCGGAAAACCCTAGATACCAGCGTTCGGTTGGGTTGCGGATAAACCCGATCAGGTTTTCGACAACAGTGGATGTTAACTTGAACCTTTTAGGCTCTGAGGGTTTGTTCCCTTGCACGGGAACGCCCGCCAACCCATCCCAGTGGGACAGGCGGCGGGCGATCTCCTCCTCAGATTGGAGGACCGCAGGCATTACTTGCTGAACGACTTCTGGCGCAACTCCCGACCCACCGTGGCAAGATCGTCACCGGTCTTGCCAGTCTTGGGACATACGAACCATTCAGGAAACGCGGACGTACCGCCCTTATCCTTGTTCGTCAGCCACAGTCCCTTGCCGTCGCCGGAACGGCGATACGCGGGACGGGCCGGGTTGTCATTACCAGCCAACTGTTCAGGCCAGTTGGTGAACCACTTGTCGCTGTTGTTCATCAGGTCACGCCAGAGTTCATCTGTTGTGCCTCCGCTGCCTGCACTACGGGGTGCAGGCGGTGCTGCTGGCGCCACGGCAACACTTTCGTTGCCCCCGGAAACGCTTTTCTGCAACCTCCGAACAGCAACGTCACCAATGTCGTAGCCGACACCGAGGGCTTCAAAGTTTGCTATAGCGAGTTGGTTACGCCAACCCGTTGCAGCATCCAACACTTCTTCCTGAGAGGAGGCTGCATTCATTGTCCATTCGATAGACGACGATGCTTCCTCTGATTCATAGGGTGCAACCTGCACTACGCTTCTGCGTGATACAGTGATGCGGATGTTGTCTTCTGACATTACTTTCTCCTTTTATAGTTGGTTCCAA